AGGCAAATCTAAGAAGTCAATTGTTGCAAATCCTGCTGATGATTGTTGTTGTACATCATCACGACCCATGCTGATTTGAACACCCTCAAGGGTGTAATTAGTAACAGCTGTGCCGTTAATCTTAACTGTGGCGTTTGGTGACCAAGGCATGATTATCTGCCTGGAATCATTGGCTTAACAAATTTGTTAACTGTGCCAGCCTTTGCAGCATTGTTGATTGATTTAACAACTGTGTTTGCTTGAGCCTTAGAATTAGTTGCACCAAATGTGTTGTTAACGTTTATGATTTGACCAGGACTACCACCAAGCAATGCACTGCCAGCTGCGCCAGCAGTTCTAAGTGGTTGAAGTGATACATCAAGTAATGCGCCACCAACAAATGATGTTTTAAATCTTTCATATGCTGAGATGGCAGCTTCAATTTTTTCAACAAATCTAGTAATCAAATCAATTAACTTAACCAATGAACTTTCACCTGTACTTGGATCAATATCTAACAATTTAGTAATAGATTCAACAAGTTTTCTTATCTCTTCACCTAACAAATATGCTCGACCCTCAGTAGAGTTCATGTCATAACCAAAAGTTGTAACACCAGTGCCAACATCGTAAAATGCTTTAGTTAATCCTTGTTTTCCACTTCTAGTCAATCCATCAACAAGCCCTTGAATAGCCTCAGACATTGGACCTGCCATAAACTTTGCAACTCGTTCTAATACATCAAGTAATGCAACACCAATTTGCTCTTTGGCTTCATTAACAACAATTTTAATTCGTTCCATACGACCAGCAAAAGTTTCAGCTGCAACAGCTGCTTGACCACCAAAGTTAGCATTTAGTTGCTTAACAATCTCATCAAATGAGACGGCTTCTTCTTTTGTAACTTTGATTGTTTTGCCTTGCTTATCAACAATTTTGTTGTACTTGTCAGATGCATCGGCAGCAGATAACTGAGCCTTTTCCAAAGCATTCTGTGCCTTTTGAATATCCAAAGAATCTGATTTAGCATTGTTTAATACTTTGTTCAATCGTTCTTGAGCTGAAGCCACACGCAAAGAAGCAGACTCATTGTTCAGCTCTTGTTTTGCCAAATCTTCTTTTGATACTTTTAAAGTCTTAGTTGAAGTCGTTGTGGTTTTAAGTTCAACACCAAGATTCTTTAACGCTTTGAAGTTTCCGTCATATGCCTTTGCCAATATGTTTGAAACTTCTTCAAGAGATTTTCCACTGCCGGCTGCAACATCTAAAGCAAGTGTTTGAAGTTTTTGTGCTTTTTGCAAATCGTTAGTCGAAATCAACAACCTCTGCAACGATGGCCTTAACTGATCATCCGACACGCCAGTGGCTCTTTGGGTTGCATCAATATAATCTTCTGTAGCTGCAATCTGTTCATCGGTTGCTTTTGTTGTATTGCGTAAAGTTTGAGCCAGGGATGCTTGGGCTTTTTCATCTTCAATAGCTGCTTTGACAGCTGAAACACCAATCGCAAATGCTGCTGTTCCAACAGCTGTGGCAAGTCCTAAAAATGCTTTTGCTGCGTTTGCAACAACCTTGTCAACCTTGTTTGTAAAGTTTTGTGTGTCATCTTGGGCTTTGTTTAAGCCTGTGCTGAATTGCGCTGTGTCTGCAAGTAATTGCAGTTTCAGGGTTCTAATGTCTGCCATTTTAAATCCTTTCGCGCCATTCTCGTCTTATTCTATCAACTTCATCAACCCATCGTTTGGTTATATAAGGTTGCAATGCTTTGAGTGTTGGGAAGATAAAGTAACCTGCGTTACCTCTGCCCTCGCGTGGTGATCGTGGTTGAAATTGTTTGTATCCGGTGTACTGACCAGATTTTCTTTTGCGTGGCTTGTTTTGGTAAGCACCAAATTCAACACCTAAAGCAATTGCACCAACTGGTGTTCCATTTGCAAGTTTTGGATTATCGCCACCAATACTAATAACTGGCCCTCGTTTAAAACTGTTTGAAACTTTAATTGATCTTGCAAGTGCTTGACCTTGAGGTGTTGATTGCAATGCTGAACCAATAGAAGATGCAGCATCATTAGCAATGTCTCTAGCTGTTTTTTTCATATCTTCTTTGGCAATATCATCCATGTTTTTAAATGTTTTTAATATGGCTTTAATATCAGCATCAGCAATTTTAATTTCAAAAGGTCTAGTTGCCATGATATTTATTCACCACATCTGCAATCGTTGATACTTGCTCGGCCGAAAGCGTTTTGAACTCTGACAATGGCTGGCGCGAAACAATTGCCAGTTCTATCAAAGTTCTTTCGATGCTTCCGGCTGTGTAAAATTTGTTGTTGCAAAGTCCTTTGAATTGATGTGAACAACTTGTGATCGCCAATCTTCAAACTTGCCAACTGGCTTGTCACTGATTCGCTTTTGCATTTGGTATGCCAACCAGAATTGTTGTTCGATGCTTGGCGGCAATTCTCGTTTAAACAGCTCAAGAAAAGTTGTTTCAGTTTCTTTTTCAGCTTGTGCGATTTCCCATGGAATAGTCCACTCTTCGTAAGACTTTCCATTTGCAAGCGTCCATTCTATTTGTATTTTAAACATTTAAGGTGACCCCTGTCGGTAGGTTAAGCTATTGCTACTGCGCGAATTGGCATTGATACGGAAACAGTTAATGCGTCCGGTGCAGCGCCACCAAAATCTGGTCGCTTTGGCAAAACACTTAGTGTCATTGTTTTGCTGTTGATTTGGATTGTAACAGTTTTTAATGTGGTTGGTGCTGTATCAGCATCGCCCCAAATGTCATCACATACTGAGCCTGTTGCGCCCCAGTCTTGTAATAGTTCTACTGTTAGTGTTCCAACTTCTTTGTCAACTACATAATCAACTAATCCATTCAAGGTTTGAACAGTTGAGTTTGGATCATCTAGTGTAACAGTTGCACTTGTTATTTGGTCGTCATAGTTCACAGAGTCATATGTGAATGCAATGGACCTACCAGTAATTACTGTGCTTGGCATATATTTCCTTTCTTATGGATTGTAGATTGTAGTTATTGACACTTCAACCGAATAAACATCATTGCTATTCGCTTGTCGTATCCTTGGGCTCGAAACGGATTGTATCTGCCAAGATTGTGGAATTAATGGTAAGACTGTTCCAACCATTGTTTCGAGTTGCACTAATGCACCAGGGTTTGTGTTTGGTGCTGCAACTAATTCAAGAATGTACCTAACGCGCCAGGCTTTGTTGTTTCCCATAGTTACTGGTTCTAGCCATGGATCAGCTGACAAAATCATGATGCTTGGAGTTGTCACAAATTCTGCACCAAAGTCAACAACTGAATAAACGCTGTTTGATGTGATGGCTGTTTTAAGTCCTGCGCGTAGTGTTGCTAATGTCATCCGATTAATGCCTCAACATCAATGTAAGCGCCTAGCATTCCCACAATTCTGTTTTGGATTGTACGGCCAAGTATGTAAGGTTGTGGAACAAAATCTAATCCTTGCTGAACTGATCCTGCTGATGTGCGTGCTTTAAATACATCTAATGAAACTGTTAGCACAGCTGATTCAACTGGTGCAACATCTGCGTATTGTGACAGACCATTTACTGTAACTAAGCCATTTGGGATGATATTTCGCCAATCGTGTTCAGTTGCACCTGCTGTTGTAATTTTGAAAGTAAATTCATCAACAATTTCAGATACTGTTTTTGATCCATTATGTCCAGTAACACCGGTGATTGTGACTACTTGTGTTGCGTAAAGTTTGTGGGGTTTTGTTGAATGCAAAACTGTTGAAGTTGCACTCTCTGTGTAATGTTTATCAATTGGTGCGTTCCATTGAACTAAAAGATTGCCAACAACTGATTCTGCTGTATCAATTATTTCATCAAGAATTGCATCTGAATACAAAGTTGAACTGACTCCATTTAATGCTGCGCGCAGTTCTGATGCTGTGATGATTGATGGCATGTCTTACCTTTCGTGTGGTGTTACCTGGCAGGACAGGGGTCTAACCTGCCAGGCAACTCTTTGGTCGCTAATTAAGCAACAGTCAAATTACGGAATGCAGTTGGATATTTTGCACATGTTGCAACATAACCATAGATTCCAATTTCAACTTCACCTGTTGAAACAACATTGGTGCGTAGTTGGAATGCGCTTGACTTGTACATAGTTGCAGCGTCACTTGAATAAACT